ATCCAAGTCGTGTAGGTCTTATTGAAGGCGGTTCTGATAACGATGCTTTGTTTCTCAAGAAGTTTTCTGGAGAGATTTTGCAAACCTTTGAAGAGTCCAATGTCTTTAAACCACTGCACACTATTCGTACCATCGAGTCCGGTAAATCAGCACAGTTCCCTGTAACAGGTATCGCTTCTGCTGACTACCACACTCCTGGTGAAAACATTGCTGACGCTGGAAACAGCTACCTCAGCGACATCAAGAAAACTGAAAAGATCATCACCATCGATCAGATGTTGGTTGCTTCTACTTTCTTGGCTAACATCGACGATGTAAAGAATCACTACGACATTCGTTCAGTATACGCTAACGAGTTAGGTAAAGCTCTTGCAGTTCGTTTTGACACAGCTATTGCTAAAGTGTTCATCGCTGCTTCCCGTGACTCCGCTAACTTATCTCAAGTAGGTAAGACTGGTGGACGCTACAATGTAGCTGACGGAGAGTTTGGTACTGGTAACATCGTTGCTGGAACTCCTGAGTCTGTTACTGGAGCTGAACTTGTTTCTGCTTTCTTTGCAGCTGCTCAAAAGCTTGACGAGAATGATGTTCCTTCCGACGGTCGCTTCTGCGTTCTTCGTCCACAGGAATACTACAAACTCGTAACCGGAGCTGACGCTAACAACGCCTTCACCCTTTCAGCTTCTGCTGCTAATAAGGATGTTGGAGGAGCTGGTAGTCTTGCTGCTGGTGTTGTTCCTCAAATCGCTGGTATCAGCATCTACAAATCCAATCACATTCCATCGACTGACTTGAGTGCTGTTTCCACCGGAGACGGATCAAGCGTCAATGATGTATTTGGTGCTAACGGTGTCGGATACAACGGTGACTTCCGCAATAGCTTGGGTATCGTTTCCCACTCTGCTGCTGTAGGAACTGTTAAACTGCTTGATCTTGCTACCGAATCTGAGTATCAGATCGAGCGTCAAGGTACGCTTTTTGTTGCGAAGTATGCTATGGGTCACGGAGTTCTCCGTCCTGAGTGTGCTATCGAATTGATCGCATAACCTGTTTTCTCTCGGTGTTGGGAGGTCTGTGATTCGTTCCGCTCCCTCCATCGGGATTACTTTTTATACATATCATGGCACTGACGACTAAATTAGAAGCTGTAAACATTATGATCTCCGTTATCGGGGAAGCCCCAGTTAATACATTAGGTGTAGGTACAGGCTTTATTCCGGTATCTGTTTCGCAAGCTGAGTCAGTCCTAGATGAAACAACAAAAGCTGTCCAATCAGAAGGATGGCACTTTAACACCGAGCACGAGTATCCACTTACACCAGACGCAGTAACAAAAAGAATAAAGCTGCCTGGTAATACACTTAGCGTGGACCTCGACCCACAAATTTATACAGACTCCGATCCTGTGCAACGAGGGCGTAAATTGTACGACCGTAAGAACCACACAGATAAATGGAGCAAGGAGGTTAAAGCCTCCATAATTTTTGAATTAGACTTTGAAGAATTACCGGAGCAGTTCAGACACTACATCACAGTGAAATCAGCTCGTATCTTTGCTAGTCGTTTTTTAGGTAATAGAGAAATAGAAGGGTTTGCGTTACGAGATGAGATTGAAGCAAAAGCTAGAGCTATTGAAAGCGACTCAGAAAACTCTGACAGAACCATCTTTGATAGCTACAGCGTACTTAGAGTATTAGATAGATAAAGCGATGCCTCTGTTAGTTAACAGTGTCCCTAACCTAGTGCAGGGAGTATCTCAACAACCCGATAGTCTTAGACATCCTGGTCAATGTGAAGAACAAGTTAATGCTTGGTCTACTGTTGTTGAGGGGTTGGTAAAGCGTCCTAATACAAACTTTGTAAGTAAAGTAAGTACAAGTGGAGGCAGCGGTTTATTCACCCACTTCGTAAAGAGAGATGAACAGAATAAGTATTGTGTAACTGTATCTCTTGGTGGTGTAGGTGTTATTGATTTAGACAGTGGTAATCATATATCAGTAGCTACTACATCTACAGCTACTAGCTATCTTAATGGTATCTCTACTGCATTATCTGATATAAGAGCGATTACAGTAGCTGACTATACATTCCTTGTTAACAAGAAGAAAACAGTACTTAAAAGTACAGACGAAGAAACACAGACTGCACCCTTGGTTAAGGAAGCTCTTATCTCTGTTAACTTAGGAGACTACGAAAAAGAGTACGGTATATTTATTAACGATCAGTTGATTAACTACGATAGTAGTGCTCCCGACCCCACAAACCCAAGTCATACATTAGGTCAACGTGCACACGCATCTGAGTTTGAGCCAGATGAGTTTGAGCCAGAAGGCGAAGCTACTTATAGATCAGGTAAAGGAACTAGCAGCGGTTACAATGCAGATACGAACAGGATAGCAGCAGATTTAGCTTCTTTAATTAATCATCAGTTAACAACTGTCAACGGTACATCTACTAACCAAGGTATTGAAGCTGTAACTATTACTGGAGGTTTTGGTTTACCCTATACAGGCGAACCTTTTTACAGTAATCACTACGGTCGATGGATGGGTACATTTGAAAGGAATGATCCTTTAGGTTATCAGGGTTATCATTATCAAATTCAATTTGCTATACGACAGGCAGGTTCTGAAGTTGCTTATGGTAGATTATTTACTAATAAAGATGGTTCTGTACAAAAAACTGTATTAACAAATAAAGGATCAGGCTTTAATGCTACTAGTAGTGACCCTTATGAATTGATTCTTACAATATTTAAAATAAGAACATTAAGAACCATTACTTTAGAAAACTTAAAAGAAACGCCAGGACAACATCCAAACCGTACTAGTAATACTACCACGACAGTAACATCATCTAACGCTTCTGACTTAGGTTATACATTTCCTACATTACCAACACCTAGTGTACCTAGTGTAAACAATCTTTATTTCTCAGCTACTGTTAAACAAAGTGTAATAAAAATTAAAAGTGAGAACTATGTTCTTCACAACAGTCAGGTATATAGACTCATCGAGGAACACGACAACCAAGTAGCTGTTATAGAACCAGGAGTTACTACAGGTTGGACGAGATACTGGGAAGAAGAAAGTACAATTACTACAGCAAAAGCTTGGTCTAATTCTGCTAACTATTTCTTTTCTGATTTCTCTTTAAGAACTACAGATGGTTTAGCTAACGAAGGTTTAACTCCTATTTATAAAACAATAGATAGTATTACTGATCTACCTAAATCTTGTTATAATAATTTCAGGGTTAAAGTAACAGGTGACACGGATATAAACCAAGACGATTATTATGTAAGATTTGAAACTAAAGACGGAGAAGACTTCGGTGAGGGGTCGTGGTTGGAGACGACAGGATGGGATAGAGATAACAATCAAAGTAGCCAAGTAGGTAATCTACAAAATGCTATCGATCCTACGACAATGCCTATTACTTTAGTACCAGCTGTTTTTGATTCTAATAATAAGATTACTGGTTTCATATTAGAGTCTCCTAACGAAAGAATAACTAGAGAAGGCTCCGTAGGGTGGGGCTTGAGACAAGCGGGTAACGACGACAATAATCCGTTTCCTTCTTTTATCAATAAGACCATCAACGATGTATTCTTCTTTAAGAACCGTTTAGGATTCCTCACAGATAGTAATGTTATCTTCTCTGAAGCAGATGAGTATTACAATTTCTTCCGTACTACTACACAGCAGTTGTTAGATAGTGCTCCGATAGATGTAGGACTTAGTCACACTAAAGTAGCACACCTTCAATACGCTAAAGCATTCCAAGAGAAGTTGATGTTGTTTGGAGACTCCAGCCAGTTTGTACTTAGAGGAGCAGATGTTTTATCACCTAAGACGGTATCTATATCTCCGGTTACTGAGTACGATACGACAGATAATGTTGAGCCGTTAGTACTAGGTAACTACATCTACTTTCCGTTTAATCGGGATAAGTATGTTGGTATGTACGAATACTATGTAGATAACAACACTGAGGTATTTGAAGCACAGGAAATAACAGAGCATGTACCTAAGTATATACCGTCAACTATTAGGATGATGGCAGGTTCTACTACTCAGAATGTAGTGCTTGTACAATCACAATCAGCACCTGATCAAAGTTCTTTGTTTGTATATAAGTACTTCTGGAGTGGTAAGGAAAAGATACAAAGTGCGTGGCAGAAGTTTACCTTTGGCGGTATTATCAGAGGTTTTGATTTCGTAGATAGTACATTGTACTTATTCGTAAATCGTAGTGGTGGTTTGTACTTAGAGAAGTTGGTATTAGAAGAAGGTTATGTAGATAAAGGTATAACAGGTGAATATTTATTTTGGAACTCTGCTTACCCAATACTATTAGATTGTAATACATCTTACTACGAAGGTATCACACATCAGTACGACGCTGTTAATAATGTTACTACTTTATCTAACATACCTTTTAATCTTGATGTAAGTACTGTTGAAATTTGGAGTAAGTACGGTCGTAAGTATGACTTAACAGGAGCGAATCCTATAGCCACTATAGTAAATAATTCTACTATTAATATAGAAGGTCCTTTGTATGACTATATTACTTACAACGGTACGATCTACAAATGTAATATCAGCCATGACTCAGGTAGGCGGGATCAAGGATCAGATTTAGCTTATCTTTATAAACCAGATGGTGCATTCGGTAGTGTTATCTGGTCTACATTAACTGATCCCGACGAAGCAGATAGAGTAACTACAGCAGCGGAGTGGCGAGAAGATGTATGGTACGAAGGATACGAAAACTTTGTTATAGGCTACTCGTACAATATGTTGTACAAGTTCTCCGATCAAACACTGAAACAACCTACTGAAAAAGGAGGACGCAGTGCATCCAATTATACCTACCAAACACTTAGAACAGGTAGCTTGAATTATGGTGATACCGGATTCTTTCAAGTACAAGTAAAACCTAAACACAGAGATACTTACAACTATCCATTTAACTCTAACTTACTAGGAGAAGGATCACTGGTTAATAAGTTTACTCCACAAGACGGACACTTCAGATTCCCTATACAAGCACAACCTGGTCAAGTAGAGATAGAGATTACAAGTAATTCTGCCTTGCCTGTTAAGCTGTTAGGTGCAGAGTTTGAGTCGATGGTAATAACGAGAAGCAGAAGATATGGAGCTTAGAATAGATGAAGCACAACTTGATATGGATGCTCCTGATCTGTACGAAGACCTGCGGGAGGAAGATATGTTAGAGATTCTCGGACTGATGTCCCACCCTAGAGATGCTGTGTATATGTCTTACGCTACATCTACTAAGTGCTACAGTGTAAAGGATGATAACAACTATCTATACTGCTCATTTGGAGTAGCTCCTATCGAAGGTACTAATATCGGAAGTGCTTGGTTATTAGGTACTAGAAGATTACCAAAGATAAAGAAGTTTTTCTTACAACACTCTAAGGAGCGGATGCAGGAGCTGCTGAATGGCTTTGATTACTTAACTAACTTTGTTATGCGTACTAACACACTGAGCATTAGATGGTTGGAGTGGCTAGGTGCTGAGTTTAACGA